CAACTTCACCAGCAGCACGGAAGGCAACGCTAATACCCTCAGCATCAGTGCCATTGTCTCTTAAGTCGAAGAGAGTTGCGCTGGTCAGACCAGTTGTATTTGCGTATGCCCAGAATTCAATCGTGAAGTCTGTATTAGTTCCAAAACCAAGATCACCGCTAGAAGGAACGCTGATAGAGTCATTGGTTCCATCAAGTTTCAGAGCAGCAGAACCAAACTTCTTAACTGTGGTATCTAACTGAGCATTATCATTGAAGGTGACTACCTTAGCAGTTCTTGCGCGAAGAACTTCAAAACCAGTTTGCTTACCAGTTACATCCAGGTATGTTCCGTCGTAACCAGCAACAATAGCAGTTGCAACACCAGTAGTTCCGTCAGTATCAAAGACTGTAATGGTGTTACCAACGCCGACTGTCGTGATACCAGTCAGTCTGAGTCTGGTCTCACCAGCAGAGCTGATACCAAGAGAACCAGATGTACCCTTGATCGCTTCAGCAGCGAAGTAGGAGAAGCAGTTCAGGTACTCAGTACGAGCACCGTTGGTCATAATCAGACCTTTGCTGTTCGGTACAATGAAAGTAACTTCATTGAACAGGAACGCTGCCTCAAGAGATCCTGCTGCTACCTCAGAACCATCGATGTATGCACCACCACCAGCAATGTAGGAGGAAGGTGCAGCATCAGCTGAACCATAACCATAGGGATCAGCAGTGGAAGTATTGCTACCTTTGTTGAATACGGTTACCCGCTGGACATAAGGAGATCTAGATGTGATCGCAATGCCAGGAGCATATTTGAATGCATAACCTTGATTGCCAGCAGTGTCGAAGAACATGTCAGCAATCGTGACATCCTCAACAACAGATCTGTCGTTCATCAAGAAGCAGTCCTTCTGCTTAGTAGCAGTTGTAGGAACGATCTTGGTGGCACGGAGACCAGCACCCTTGACTGTCAGACCAGCTGGAACAGTCAGTGGGAAGACTTCTTCATAAACACCAGCAGCGATGTTCAGAACATCGTTAACACCAATGTTGGAGATCTGGGACAGAGCGTATGCAATCGTTCTGAATGGTCTCTCTGGCGTTCTACCGCGAGAAGGTTCACCATCGTCAACACCATTGGTAGATACAAACCATGTATCGAGTTTGGCATTGATTGTTGCAATACCGATCTGAGCAGGTTCACGCCAAGTGATTGTTCCTGCAGGATCAGTACTCAGGATGTGCTGAGTGTTCAGACCAACAACACCAGTGGAGTCATACAGCGAGGTGATGAAACCAGCTTGTACGAATGCGGAAGTTGCAATGCCAACCGATACAGTGGCATTCAGAATATCTGCAACTTCAAAGTCAACCGTGGTGATAGTTGCTGCAGTACCGACGATATCAGTAATGATACCAGCAGTGATCTTGACATCTCTGAGATCAGCAGTCTCAGTGTCAAATGTGGTGATCGTAGCGTAGGTGCCAACCAAAGAGGTTACAACACCAGCAGTAATCTTAGCGTTGACGATATCGCCCTCAGTGGCATCAATCGTCGTGATGGTAGCAGCTGTACCGACAATATCAGTAACTGCTAATCCCGTAATATTTGTTTGTCTGGCATCGAGTACATCGATATCAGCAGTTGTGATTGTTGCATATGTGCCAACTGTAGAGTCAACAATCAGATCATCTACGCGAGCAACGCCATCGATGTAGATATCGCGCCACTCCTTAGTGGCACTACCCAGATCGTAGGTATCGTCATTATCAGGGAGAATGTTGGAGTCAACATCACCTTCAAATACGATGTTATCGGTGTTGGAATTACCAAGACCAATTGTGCCGCCTTCAAAAGTTACATTACCAACGAATGTGGAAGCTCCACCAACTCTAAAGTCACCTTGTACATCTAGACCATCATTGAGATCTACAAATCCAGTTACAGTAGCAGCACCAGATACCTGAATATCTGTGACAATACCAGAACCGATTGTAGCGGTTACGATGTCAGCTGTATCAAAATCGACGGTAACGATGGTTGCAGCAGTACCGACTACATCGGTTACAGCAAGACCAGTGATGTTTACATCCTTGGCATCGAGAGTCTCGATATCGACAGTGCCAATGGTTGCATATGTACCAACCTGACTGGTGATAACACCAGCGGTGATCTTGGCATCCAGGATATCAGCAGCATCGAGGTGTGCAGTACCATCGATGTAGATATCTCTCCACTCACGATCGGTAGTACCAAGATCGAGAGTGTCATCACTGACAGGAGTGAACTTGAGGTTAGACTCCCATGCCTCTCTGGGTTGATCGTAGAGGAAGGTCTTGTCGGTGGTTCCCTTAAGAATGATACCGCCGTTATCGGCTGTGGCATTAGCAGCAGGAGTTCCTGATGTAATACCAAGTTCAATGTTCTTATCGGTGATTTGAACGACCGTACTCTGAACGAAACTTGTGGTTCCGTTTACAGTCAGATCACCTACAACAGTAAGAGCACCGCCAACACGAACATCGTCTTGGAAGTTAGCATCTTGGAAGGTTACATATGTACCAACCAGAGATGTGATCAGACCTGTGGTAACTTTGACATCCTTAGCATCAAGGATCTCAAAGTCTGCCGTGTTATAAGTTACGCCAAAACCAGTCAGTGATGTAACAACACCAGCGACAGTCTTCAGGGTATTGATATCACCTTCGTTGGAGTCGAAGGTTGTGATTGTGGCATAGGTGCCAACCAGAGAGGTAACTAAACCTGTAGTTACCTTAATATCCTTGAGATCAGCAACCTCAGTATCAAAGGTTGTAATTGTGGCATATGTACCAACCTGACTGGTGATGATACCAGCAGTGATCTTAGCTGCCTCAATATCTGCATTTACGAAGTCTACATTCGTAATAGTTGCAGCAGTACCAACAGTGTCGGTAATGATACCCGACTGAATCTTGGCGTTGGTAATTGCAAAGTCAGTTGCCAAACCAGCAGTGACCTTGATATCCTCAACACCGATATCATCGGCATCGATTTGCGGAACAGATGTTACGCCAGCGATTACTGTGTTACCAGTGCCTTTGTCAACGATTACTACACCACCGACATCGAGCAACCCGAAGGGTCGTGTGGTGCCGATACCGACATAACCAAGTTGGTTACCGTCGATCCAATTAATATTTTGATTACCAATTACGAGCTGGTTATCACTATCTCCGATAGCAACATTTCGCTCATAACCGATGATAACATTACCACTACCAAGAGTATCGTTACCCGCAGAGTAACCAATGGCAATGTTCTTGCTACCGTCTACACTGAAGAGAGTGTAAGGACCAATAGCAATGTTTCTTTGCTGCTGTCTGGTTCCTGTACCACCACTGAGGAAGCGACCATTCTTGCTGGTTACGCTACCTGTAAGAGTCTGGAAACCAAACGGCATGGTGAATGTATCACCAACCTCGTAACCATCGCCAGGAGCCATGATCTCGATGTTAGTGATCAGACCAGTAGCACCAGTCTGAATTCTAACTAACAGACCTTGACCAGATCCACTGGTCTCGGTTACATCTTCTGTCTGGTCGTAGTTAGCAAGAGCAGTTTGATCGCCAACATTGACGCTGAGAGTTACCCCATCAACAACGGGGAAGGTCTCACCATACATTGACTGGTTACCCAGAGCAATGTTCTCGTCGTTGCCGCTAGAAGATAAGGCAAAACCTACCTTATCACCAATCATCAAGTTCTTTGTACCTTGCAGCCTATAACCTGCAAAGTTACCCATGACGATGTTAGATTCTAACTCGTCACTGCTGGAAAGAATACCAGCATATTGCATTGCACTGGCACCAATCGCAATATTGCGACGGTTGAGGGTCGTTTGACCCATACCAGCTGCAGCAAAATCACCAATGAAAATAGATCCGTCTGCACTGCTAAGACCTACAGCAGTGTCACGACCAATCTTGACAATATCATTAGCAAATGTAACTTGGTTACTAAACGAACCAACACCTGTTACTTCTAAGTTGTTAGCAGTAAGAGCATGTCCTACATTGACTTCATAGTAGTCAGCAGCAGTGCCACTCAGCGTAGTTACAACACCTGTTACTGCGAACAGATCAGTAATAGTACCTTGAGTGAACAGGATATTGGATGCTTCTAAGGTGTTAGCAGTTGCAACACCAGTGATATTCCAGTTACGAGCGTTTGCTTCGTCGTATTGGAGGTCTCCAGTTACATTAAGGTTACCGCCGACAGTAAAGTCACCAGCAACTGTACCAACACCTGCAGTGTAGAAATCATCTACAACTGTCCAAGATGCAACTCGTCCTTGACTGTCGAGGATGAGGACCTTAGATGCCTGAGGTTTTCCGTAGTCAGAGGGATTGTCATTAAAGAGACTGGTATAATACTCACCACCGATAGGAATCGGAGCAGCGGTAGGACCAGCAGGGTTACCAATATATAATTTCTTGTACGACTTACCAGCACCAACATCGCTGGTATCGTAAGTATAGATTAATTCACCGAACGATACGCCAGTACCAACTGGTGCAATGTTCGGCGGCGAAGTGCCAAGCGTTCTTTTTAGGAGGATTGTTGCAGACATTAGTAGACTCCTCCGTCAATGATGGCAGCAGGGAAATTTTTAGTTGTTTTGAAAGCGTTCGATGCCGCTTCGTATACCAAGATGCTCCCGTCTTCCAAGCTGGATGCATCAACATCCGCGAGCAAAGTTAATCGACCGCCCGAACCTCCACCAAGGGATCCGCTGGCAATAACTTTGACTTGATTCGATGTGCCTATTCGTAATGATGGCATTACCTTGTGACTCCTGCTCTGACTAGGACCATTCCTTCAACGACCTTATACTTAAAGCCACCAGAGTCCTCAAGGTTCACATCGTATACATATCGCCCTGGTTTAATATCAGCAGTTTCGGTTGAACCCAGAGAAATCTGAATTTGACCTGCTTCTGGATCGGTAACAGTTGACGCAAATGAAACGGCAGTAGAACTTCCCGACCACTTTCTCATTTGAGAGGTTGCCGTATAGTTTGTCAGGTTTAAATAGGTGCCTGTGTCATTATCTCCGAGACTGAAACCATGTTGAAAATCAACACCTGTATCAATTTGGAGATTAGCAATGTAAACTGCCATTCTTTACATCACGGATTATCCTATTAGGTATTTAGTTTCCTTAATTCCTGTAATACTTGCTGCAGGGTTAGTTTGATCTCTAAGACCTCTGCTCTGAGTAACTCTACATCTGTAGTAGGAATTGTATCTGGTGTATCCAGTTGAAACCCATGATATTTTAAAAATTCCGAATGAGGATTCTTACTCATAATTTATCTGCAATTTTACTGAGCATACTCTTAATCTCATCAATATCTTTTTTCATTTCATCGAGCTCAGCTCTTTCATTAATTTTGGCACTCTTTGCTCTCATATATGCCTGATAACTGGAGTCATCGTTATTCACGATAGCCCCAGTCTCAGAATCTCTAAACAAATTGGAATGCCCCTCTACGGGAATCAAACTCATGCTACTGCAATTGCTCTAAGGTTTTTCACTACAGGATACTTCGCTTGATTAGTTCCAGTGAATACGATTTTGATTTGGAAACCGTTGAAACTAGGAAGATCATCTATAGAGTATGTATACTCTCTATACTGGGTCTCATCTGCGCCAACAAACGAATCAGATTGACCGTCATTTTGAGTAGGATCGATAACCTCATCTCCGATTCCATCTCCATCAGTATCTCTGAGGTTGAGGAAACCAGGGAATAACTCAAAGTCAGGAGTTACTTCACTTGAATCTGTCTTCAGAATACTATAGAGACATCTGAAATCACATTCAATAGGTCTACGAGCTTCAAATACAACCTTCAATGATGTTGCGGGGTTCTTAATATAGATCGGGTTAGACATATAGTAAGAAGCATGAGGATCGTTGAATCTAGACTTGACTCTAGGATCAGTACGATAATCTTCAATCGGTTTGTTCAGTCTATTCTCATAGAAGAGTGCATTGGCACCTTCAAGGTTAACTGTAGGAGAGTTGTACTCATCACCACTGTTAGCAAGTTCAACAGTAAATGTAAATGATTTGTTTCTAGGCAGAGAACCAAGACGATTCGACTCGTTGACTCTAGAACCAAGAACTCTGGTGGTCTCCAGTTGATTGATTCTATCAAAATTCAGATCTTCAAAACCAGCATCAATAAATGATGTCTCCGTACCATCGGGAGAGGTTCCTGTAACGCTTCTCATCTGCAGAGAAACAAAGTCTTGGGGTCCGAATGTATCTGCCTCAATGAGAGGTCTTACAGCGTCAAACTGGATGTTCTTAGAAGCGTGTACCTCTTTTCCGCCGCCTGCTGCTTCTTCTTTGAAAGATACCTGAGGAATGTTATTGGTAGTATCATCACTACCTCTGCTAGATCCTCTATCAATTTGGAGATAGTAAGAATCGATACCTCTAAGGAGAGAAGTTACATCATGCTCAGCGTTGATTCTTCTGAGAGATACTCCAGCATATTCATACTTAGTAATAATGTCGTCTTTGAGGTGATTGAGAGCTTTAGTTCCATCAACACCTCTTACGACACCGCTAAGACTGCTGACGCCAACGCTAGTGTAAGAAAGAATCTCACTACCAACAAAAGCATAACCAGTGTTTGCTGCGCTAACCAAAGCACCTTCAAAGAAGTCAAACTGTTCAGTAGAAGCAACAGATACAGTTGTCTCGTTAGATGCAAGTGCAACAGACAATTCTGTTGGTAATACATCCGAAGCAGCATCACTGATAATCACCTTATTCAGGGGACTATGCATACCGTGGTTGCGATGATCGACCTTGAAGTATTCGCCAGTGTAAATGCTGCCAGTGGCATCATAGGAAGTTACATCCAATCCAGTATCAATAACCGAACCTAATGCATGATGATAAGTTACATCAGTACCAGTTGTGGTATCAAATTCTTCTGCCTGAACATTAGTCAGATACAGAGTGTCAATACCGCCAAGAGAGTTGATACCAATACGAACACCAGAACCAGAACCACCTGTATCGGCAGTTACAATACCAACAACATCACCAACTTTATATCCTCTACCAGATGAAGCAATAGAAACTCCAGTGATAGCAGAGATGCCCATACCAACAGTAGCAGTAAGAGTCAATCCAGAACCATCGCCACTGATGTTGTATGTGCTAACGGGATTAGTAGGTACGCCATAGTTTGAACCACCCGTTTCAATTCCAGGAACTCCAAGAACGGGACCACCTTTATCCTCAATATAACCAAAGCGATATGTCTCTGTGCTTTGACTAATCTTACGACCAGGGGCAAAGACAGTACCGATTAGACCAGCGGTAGAGGTTGTCGTGATACCAAGTTTTGCTTTCTTAGGAATAGCAGTAATTGGATCAAACGCAAGCGGAGGCAATACGCCATTGTTAGGTTCAACAGGAGGGTTGAAGAAAGTAAGCAGACCCAGGTCAGAAGTATACTTTGCTCTGTAGAGTTTGAATGTGAGGTCTTCAAACTGAGATGGTGTCCAAGTTGCACCGTTCTGTGACTTGAACAGAGAACCCATAGCAAACTGCTGAGAGTAGATCTTACCTTTAGCAGAAGGAAGAGTCTGTTGGTTCAATGCCTTTTGACCCATTTGACCACAGAATACTTCATACTCATCACTATCAGAAAGAAGAACGATAGCGTAAGAGGTATCTGGATCTAAGTAGAAAGGTGTCTCAAACTTGACATTGGTTGCCACAGAACCATCTGTAGAAGTTTTAATATCTGCAGGACGAACAGTTGCCTGAGCAGCTCTATCAATCAAGAACAGCGTGGGAGTACCAAGTTCAACTGTTCTAACTTCTACACGCACAGGAGTGGTTCCTGTGTTCTTCTTAGCGAAGAATACATCTAAAGATGTAATCCATGCGCCCTCTGGTCCTGTCACAATTGTTTGTGCCAGCGGGTCTCTTCTTCTTGTACGACGCCTGCGTCTTCTTCTTACAACTCTGGTAACATTTCTGACAATAGTTCTTGTTCTATTGATAACCCGAGTGTTGTTGATAACAACTGGAGGCGGCGGTGGAGGCGGCGGGGGAACAGTTGCTCTAATATCAATAGTAGAGAGATTAGTAATAGTTGTAGTTTCAAGAGTAGTAATTCTGATATCAGTTTGTACAACTCTTGTAGTTCCAGTAGCAAGATAACGACCTGTAGCTTGAGAAATCAGGGTAGATCCTGGTAAGGGATTCTCATTAGTTTGACTAGATGTTAATCTAAAGTCTCTGTTACCAGATCTAACTCTTACTGCGGGTGTAGGAGTTTGGTTAGGATCTCTCAAGAAGATAGAACCAGTGAGATCACCAAAGTCGTCAGAAACCAATCTGACACCAGCAACAGTTGCTTGAGCACCGCTTGTAAGACCTCTGATGACCATGCCTGTAGGCGCAAATCCGAAGAATGCACCTTGTGCTTGTGCAGACAATGCAACAGTGTCAAGGTTCAGGACAGTAGATGCCTGAGAATATCCAGTTGGAAGAGTGCTCGTTGGATCGTATGGATTGACTGTATATGTTGTAGTTGGATTGTTGAAAGGACCTGTCTTATGATTAGGAGTACAGAGTCTAAATTCAAAACTAGTTCCATTAGCACCGCCAATCGTTCCTCTTACAGTCTCTCCTGCTTGGAAAGCACCAGATACATTGGAAATCTCAAGCAGTTTAGGAACAATATCAACACCACCTTGATTATCAAAGAATGGATAGAAGTTAGTAAACGGTTTCAGACCAATTGCTTGGAATTCGATATTTCTGGAACGACAGAATGGATCGAAAGTTTCTTCTGCGATAAAAGTGTTCTCTGATCTAATATCATCTCTCTGGACAGTTCTACCAGTTTCTCTAGTAGTTACCGTTGCAGATCCACCAAGAGCGCCACCTCTAGTAATAGAGAAGTTTGCAGCAACTTGATTATTAAAGACCGTAATACCAATAGTATTGCGGATAACATTTTGAGTTTCTCTTGTATTGATCCAGTTATCAACAGATGGATTCAGTTTGATTTCACCAGTGTATGCAACAACATGGAAGGGGTTGATGTTGTTTACCTTCGTGGCAAACTCTTGCTGAATGTATACTACTTCTTCGTATTTCAGAGAGAGAAGATTACCAGTCTTTTGTGTATTGTTCTCGTCTAAGAGAGTAAAGTTTGTGCTGTAGTCAATTTGCGATACTGGGAGATTAGACGCAGCAGCAACTTGTAATACAGAAGAATCAAACTCTCTAAGAGGACGCAACTCTCCAAGATCCCTATCAATCTCACAAGGAGAACTGGGGTGCATAAAATCGAAAGTCTTAAAGTTATCAACAAAGAAACCAGACTTGAATCTATTCAGACCTTGTGCATCTCTAATCTGAAGACTTTCTGCGCTCTTCTCAAGGAGATTCAGACTTGTAACTGTTTCTAAGTTTTCAATTCTATCCGCAAGATCACCAATATCTCTCATGGTGTAGCGGCGGTTATCCTTCAGATATACCCTTGCCTCATCAGTCTCTCTAAGATATGCGGGGAGAAGAATTGTACCAATCTCCATACCCATGCCCTTATGAACAGGAGGAATTGGTTGTCTCGCTGGTTTGCCCTTCATGAGGTCAAAATTACCATCAGGCAGGAGAATCAGTTTATCAATTCTAGGCAGATAGAAATCATAATCAAATGTCATTGACTCATTTGGAGTCAAGATTCTATCTGGTTTATCAGTAAAGGATCTATTTTCGTAGAAGAATGGTGAAATTGAAGAACTACCAACATTGTAAGATTCTACTCTTGGGCGGAAATCCAGGACATCATGTGCTTCAATACGAGCAGGTCCAATTTGAGGGACATCCTTAGTATATCTTTCTTCATCATAACTGTTGACAGTAAAGACATCTCCAGTATCTCCACTGGGAATATCGTATCTGTTGTAGATAATCAGAAGTTGTCTATGAGGAATATATGATCCTCTATTTCTTACAATTCTAGAGTAATCATAATACTGATCTCTCTGACCCTTATCTAACAAATAACTGCTAGTAATGTCTCTATATTTTCCAGGTGTTGCTCCTTGAAGAACAGCAGTTGTATTAGACTCTTCAAATGTAAGAGCTTCTAAGATAGCAAATCTATCATTAGTTAAATAAACTACTTCAATTTGACTATTACCTACATCAATAGATACAACTTTTGCAATTGCTTTACTAGTCGATCCAAAGATATTCTCACCAATGATTGCACTGGTAAACACATCATCAGTAGATGTGAATGTGAGTTTATCTAAAATAGGAGCATTAGTATCTAAAGACTCATAGATAGCAACAACATCAATTGCGTCTGGCTCATTGAGAGAGATATCTCTATCTTGAACTCTCAGACCATACAGTTCGCTATGTGTGAGACCATCACCGACGCTGGTCGCTGGGTCAGTACCAGAAGACTTGTTTGTTGATCTAGTAACGGAGAGTTGTTGACAACGCTTATATTCTTTTACTTTATTTTTGATGTTCGACTTGATTACTGTAACATTCACCTTCATGCCTGTTTGAGAGGCATTGAGACCAGTGATGGTCAATTGAGTAGGAGATACTGTTACTTGGTTGTCTTCAATTACACCAATCGTGCCATTAGAATATTGAACTTGATATCTTTCCTCATCAAATGCTGCGAAGGAGACATCATCAAGATCAACAGAAGAAATGGGAACAACTAATTGACCCAAAGCATTTGTTGACTCATTGGTTACCTGTGCAGTAAGGAACAATGTAGATCCAGTAAAATCAACATTAGATACATTGAGATCTGGAAGGATTGTAATCAGAGATGCATTCTCTGTAGATGTGTCCTGTGCTGCAATCGTAATAGGACCTGTAAAATCAGCAACACGACCATCATACAAGTTTGATACCGTTGTCATAGTACCAACGGTCATTGACTGCAAATCAGCAGCAATAGTCAATACAACATTTTGGAACTGAGTCTGTGTTCCGCTCTTGTTGTCAGTATATCTAATAATGTCACCAGGTTTGAATCTCTGGAAACTATCGATTCTAGGAGCAGTTACCGTAGCAGTAGAACCGCTCAAGTCAATAGTTACCTCACCAGTTCCTAATCTAGGAGGAATTCTGTCATTAATTTTTTTGTTTGCAGTAAAGCTGTTGCCACTTTGTGCGAAGGAGAATACATCATTAATACCATAAGCCTTTACAGACTCAACGGATCTTGAGATTTCTTCGACACCATTAATGAGAATTTTCTCGCCAGGACGGAAGTTACCTGATACCTGAGTAATTTGGATAGTACTAGAACCTGCACCAGCAGATACAGTAAATCCGTTAGCACCACTCTCTTTACCTACAATAAATGCAGATTTGATAACTTCAGTAGAACTTACATTATCATTTAGTTTGAGGTCTGTATATGTTTGGATGTCATACAAATAGAGATCAAACTCAGTAGAAGCATCCTCATACTTAGTATCTTTCAGACCAAAGTTATATACCTTTGCATTTCCAATCTGATTTGATGTACCAGCTGCTAAACCTGTGCCATTGACATGAGGTCCGCCAAACAGATCGATACTATCTGTAAGGGTGGTAATACCCGATACATTATTAACAACAAACTTATTTCCCATCTGGAATGGGAATGACTTATCTTTTACTTCTTGAGTTTCTCTGGGTTTGATAAAATCTAATGTGGTAGGACCATCAGTAGTAATATCATATCCATGAATATATGCCTTACCTGCGCTGATCTTCAGACATGCAAGATCATCGTTAGGTTCGTTGCCATCAAAGGTTATTTGATCGGAAAAATACTCTCCGTTGTTTCCTTGTCTGTCGTTCAAACACTCAGTTACATTTACAAGGAACTTATTGACGGTATAATCTCCAGACTCATCAAAAGTTCTTTTTGCAAGATAATCTCTAATTTTAGAATATTCTGTTTCTCTCTTGATAGAAAGGACTTCACCATTATCAACACGCATGACTTCTACGAAGTCCGTGTCATCAAAATCTTCTACAGGTTTCTTATCAAGAACCAGAGAGATTTGAAGTCTGTCAGCGCCAGGAGCAGCAAAATTACTAAAACCTTTTGCGTTATCATAGAGACTGTTGTCTGCTTTTGCTGAGATTGTACTCTCAAGAACTCTAAGACCAACTCTAAAAGATGGTTGTGAGTTGTATTGATCAAGGATAATTGTTTGCTTGAGGACCCTTACAAAGTTACCTCTGATAAAATAAATGCCTTCATCAACGGAAGCAGCAGAACCAATACTACATGGATCTAAATCAATAGTAGAAGCAAAAGTGCCGCCAGCATTAATAGTTGTACCGCCATATGTAAATGACTCCTCAGTAACAAGAATTTCTGAGGGGTCAAAGAAATTAAAATCTCCAGTTGTGGAGGAGTTAATATATTTTACAAAAAATGTGTCAAAATCGTTATCAGACTCTGATGCGCTGATAAAATTGATAACCTTTGCAGTTACCTCAGTTGTTTGACCCTTAATTGTTTTACCAATTACCTTATCAGCATATACGCCAATATCTACACCTAAGTGAGTGGGATTGACTTGGACAGCATAATACTGACCATCAAATGTGATGGATCCAGGAATAACAATAGATCCTTCTTTGAAGATATGACTACCAAATGTCTCTACCTGATTTTGCAGGATAGACTGTAAGGTAGAAAGTTCTCTAGCCTGTACGGGAAATCCTGGTTTGAACAGGACGCGATGATATCCCTTATCCGAATCAAAATCGTCGTAATAAGGGCTGACATTTAGGTTAGTCTGTTGTGGCATCTTCTTAGAATTCTAAAACGATTTTGATGTCTTCTTTTTGACGCTCATTCCTGGTAATAGAAGGTCTATTATCAAGGTAGATAATCTCACCAGTCCTTTTATTTATTTCTGCACCAGCAAGACCATTAGTGAATTGTACGCCAAGATCCACAACTTTACCTGCAGGCGTAGTGGTTGAGATACCAGAAAAACCAGAATCGATGTTTACACTAAAACCACTAGGACCAGTTACAGCATTGCCAGAAGAACTAAATTCAAGCACTTTGGCATCTCCCCCCACACCAAGACTATCTGTCGCATCGTAAAAGACGGGGTTCAAATAGAGATTTCTGTCTTGGAAGTATTTAATCACTCTAGTGCTAATGTCATAAGATGCGACATATCCCTTTGCCGTGCCAATACCAGTAATATCTTGCTTAATCTCTGCACCAATTGCTAGAGATTGTGTAGTATTACCAGTAAACTTAATTGACTTAGTAGAAGAATATTCTGATGTATTCAATACAGCAGTAGATCCAGCACCTGCTGCAATTGGGTTTTTGAGAACACCAATTTGAGCAAATGTCGTATCTGAGATGAAGTCATATGAAGAACTATCAAATCTAGAATAAATCAAGACCTTATCAGTTCCTAGTTCTTTATATAAGTCAAAACCATGTCCTCTGGAGGGAGGAATGATTGGAGTCAATCTCGCAAACTTAGTAGCAGCAGCATTGATGGAAGAAAGATCAACTCTACCAAAACTATAACCTTGACCGCCAGCAGTTACAGTTGCAGAAATAATCTGTCCGTTCGTATTTGTCTGTACCCGTACTTTACCACCCGTACCATCACCAAGGATATCAAGTTCTACAGGATTGGAAAGGAAAGAATAACCTTCACCCTGTTCGTCAATAGAAACAACCTTGATTTGATTATTGTTTACTGTTGAGTCCCCATTATCCCTAACGACTTTAATTTCATTTTCTGTAGAAGATGTCCACGAGTTAGGTACAGCTACATATTCGGTTGAGTCGAATTTGACGATATCTGCGGGAGGAACAGTAAAGAGGTATTTCCATAGATAGCCGTCACCACTCGTCCCAGCAGCGGATGGTTCCAAATCAGTAAATGTTGGTTCATCGAGAGATGCATTAGCGGTAGATGTAATACCTGCTGATCCATTGTCAATACAAATATAGACTCTAAAGTCCTTATTCATCACATAGTAGTTGGATGAATACAATCTACTAGAGTTAGAAACTAGAGATCTATTATTTGTATCATAGTCATGACGATACATGTCATATGATGTACCTTTTGTCCACTGTACTTTGCGGATCAGTCTCCTAACATCACCAGGCAACACTTTCCGCCCGAAAAGCATCGTATCATAAACATGATTGACATAACTGATGTTGTCAATCGGGGACGGTGGTTGAACCGTGGTACTATTCCATGTACTCGTCCTTCCATAACCAGTAATGGTTGGATTGGCGAGACTTAAAAAAGTAAAATAAGAATTAGTACCGTCAATTACAGAGTCTACAAAATTATTTGCATTAATAACCCTAAATTGGTCGGTGATAATGGCTGCCATTATTATAAGCGGGCGGAGGGTCTAACTTTTTTGTATTTATAACAGCTTCGGTAGACCCCCAGTGCCTCTTAAACCAACTCCACGCCTTTGAACAATAGGATAGTTGCTCAATTGTGGGTCAAAATTAAGACCCTTAAGATTGGCATATACGGGGTTTGAACCGTCTCTAGTGAGACCGCTAAACTTACCCCATGTGAAGTGGCAATTAGGACCAGCGGTAGAACCGACGCCAACAAAATCACTTACATCAGTATAAGAAGCAATGTTTGTGGTGATAATACCAAGACGACTTCCAGTTCCAGGTACGAAAGAAATACCATGGGTATAATAAATGTTGTCGCCGTTATATGTACTGATTGCAACAATATCGGTGTCGTGAGTATCAATACTGGTCAAAGCAACACCAGCAGTGTTGATTCCAGACCCATAAAGTCTGAATGGTTGTCCAGTTTGTAACCCAGTGGGATCATTGCCATTGTTAACATACTCTTGAACATCAAACTGAATTTGGATTGCAAGATCCGTACCAATTCCAGGAACCGTGCTGATACCAGTAACAACTCCAATGAAACCTTGGACATTTGCAACCAACGGTTCAATACCACCGATGTTTTCATAGTTAACACCATAAACTGCGGTTGTTCCAAATCCAACTTCAGCAACATAAGCAAGACCAAATGTGGCAGATAACAATCCATCAGTATCAGTAAACAATGCTGTGGAATCAACATATAAGAATGCATCAGTTGTACTTACAACACCAATTACATTTGCCACTGGATTGATCTGTGCTTCAATAGAATCTCTTGCTTTGGATACAAGAGAACCATCAATCAGAATGTCTTTCTTCTGCTTGATCCAGTTAAGTGGTTTGTAATTGTCATTACTAATACCAACACCTTGATAGAATGCAGTCTCAACAGTAGCAGCACTGTCAATTCTCTTAACAATTCTATCTTCACTCTGAGCAAAGTTAGCGGCGTTTTTATCTACTCTATTAAGTTCTACTTCAGTACTCTTCTCCAGTTTGACAGTATCACCAACTTTGATGACCTCGTTAACATCGAACAGGAAACTATCCTGTCCAATGGTTCCTCTGTAGAAGAAGATAACAACATTGTCTTCTCTAGTAGGAGCAGTTGTAAATTCAATTACGGAACCACCATCAAATGTATAGTGAACTCCAGGTTCTTGAATAACACCATTGATGAATATCAAGAGAACTGAACCAAGATCAATTTCTTTAGAGTCTTGATCATTTCTGTCAATCTCGAAACTGACAATAGATCTTTGATACTCAAGAATAAATCTCTTCTGGTTTCCATTTTGGAATCTCTTGATGTTATCAAGGTAATCAATGTTACCAAACTGCCAGGAAGATACCTGATCAGTGAATACATCAATAACCTCAAGTTCAAACTGTTGGAAGTCATCTCCAGCAGAAGGATCTGTAGAGAGACCAGTTACAGTGAACTTATCACCACGCTTAAATCCATAACCCTTCTTAGAGAATTCAAAGTCAGAAACCTCAAAGTAAGTGGATCCAATACCTGTTGCCGTAGAGACACCAGCAATTTGAACGGATACTGAGCAACCAACGCCAGTAACGGTTGTATTACCCAGACCGATTCTGGATACGCCTACAATAGGAAGATTTTCTCCATTTGGTTCTGGTGGATTTGCGTGTGCATTTACATAACCAACACCACCATCGTTGATGGTAAAGACAAGACTACCGCCAGCACCAACAACTGCAGAGACATCTGCACCAGTTCCAGCACCACCACCAGGACCAACAAATACTGTTACTGTATTTGTAGTCACCTCAGTGATAGCAGTAAGAATACCAGCAACAGGATCAGTTGCTCTAGGATAAAGATTGACACTCAAGAAGTTGTCACTATCACAAGTGAATCCGATAGATCCAGTATCAATACCAAGAGTGTTGCTGGTAGTAAGACCATGACCATTGATAGTTAAGGTCAGCTGACCGCTAGTGGAGATGTAACTACCGCCAGTTGCAGTATATGTTGTACCAGTGTTGTCAAAGATAGAATTGATACCAGCAGATGCAAATCTGTGCTCAAATGCAACATCAGTGATAGCGATACCAATCGTTCCAAGATTGGTATTGTATCCAGAACCAAATGTCAGTGGGAAGAACTGAGCAGCAGTACCGCCACTTACATAAGTGTGTGGAATAGTAGATGCACCGACCTGTACCTTGAATGTTCTTGCAGATGTAATACCAACAACAGAGAACGGATCATCGTGATCTGGGAATGTTGTAGTGGTAATACCCTGATAGTTCAGAGTTCTGATAGCATCCGTAGCAGCACTAACAAAAGTGTGTGGAGATGTACCTGTACCACCAGTTCCAACATTAACTTTAAATGAATTTGCAGTTACACCAGAAATGGTAAGATACTGGTTGTATGCAGGATCAGTTACACGAGGATAGGTATGATTGCCAGGACCCTGTGTACATGTAAATGTAATGCTGTTCGCTTCGATAGAAATTGCATCACCATTTACAAGTCCGTGAGGTGTTGCGAATGAAATGGTAGAGATACCAGTAGAAGGGTCATAAGTAAATCCATTGGGTGTTCCCACAGGATTCTTAGGACAGGTAAACTCAAGACCAACTAACTTGACTTGATCTTCAAGTACAAGAGTATGGTTACCAGTAGTTGTGACTGTCATAATGCCAGTCTTATTATCATAAGCGGCATCTTCAATGTTAACAAAGATACCTGTAGTAGATACACCAACAATCTCAGTGATTGTTCCTGCAGTGTTTACATTGACTTTGACTGATGCACCATTGAATGGAGCATATCCTCTACCAGGAGTAGAAGCAGCAGAGACAATGATGCCGCCTCTTGGTAACTGGTTTTGGTTAATATCATCCTCATCAATAATTAGATCCGTAAATCCAACTGAGGTGATACCCGTAAACTGAACACTGGCAGCAGTAGAAACAGGATCCTCAAGAATCTTGAAGTTAGAAACGCCTTCGTTGTTTTCACCAAATGGTGCTTGGAAGATACCGTTGATGAACAGAACACCATTACCGCCAGTAGAACCAATACCAGTTACAGCAGCACCAGTAGCAGTCAAGTCAAAAGTATTTTCAAGACCATCAAATTTATCAGAGAAGTCATCAAACAGTTCGTTTGTTGCATAATCATTCCTCAGATATGTTCTACCACCAAAGGATGCTCTAGGATACGGCAAGTTACTTGGGTCAATGATACCTAAGTCACCACCAAGAGGTGCTTCAGTAAAGTGAACCTGACTGTTCAGAATCTGGAAAGATCCTCTATGGATTCTTGCTACTTCGCCTGCAGCGTGACTAGTTGCTGCAGATCCAACTGCACCCCGTTCGACCTCTACAATACTCCAAGTACCAATGCCTGTAATAGGACCAGATGGTTGAGTTGCAAAACCAACAGTTTTGACAATAGAATATTCATCCTCAATCTTGAGCAAATCACCAGATGTAACGGTGCTAAGACCACTAAGAGCAAATGCTGTAACAATACCATTGACTGCTACATCAAGATCATAGATGATACTTGTAAAGGAAATCGGTTTTTGAACAATGCCACTGAGAGAAATGATTGTTTTCTCATCTCTCTTGTTCATTGTGAATCTATGCTGGTTGCCAGCAGAGGTTCCAGGTTGGAATGTTACGGCAATACCTTGTCTAGCATCTGTAAGAGTGGTAGAGATGTAGAATTGGTTATTGTTATTTTTAATGATGTATACAGTGCCAGGTAGAGATGTGTGACCATATCCAGTAACATATTGCAGAGCACTTGCAGCAACACCAACAATGTTAGAACCTGGTGTATAAGTAACTTCTTCAGCGTTAGAGAAGAAGTGTTTGAAACTGATTAAACCATCACCAAAGTTGATTTGGTTGGGGTTTTGTGGGTTGAGATTTCTCTCATAAATTGGAGTTCCTTGGTAAGTAAGATCAAAGGTTCTGATATTTCTATTGTTGATACCGAGATATGTGTTTTGAGTTACATTCTCAAATACTCTTCCATAGTCAAATGAACCAATACCTGCCAGAGTGCCGTTAGAATCAAGATCTTTGTAAAGAATTTCATTGTAAGAGAAGATACTTACCATGCCAGATACACTAGCATCAGGGAAGAATTCAAGAACAACTTGATTTCCTCTATACTCAGCACCAAATGTACCTACGCCTGTAGTTGTTCCAACCGCAGCAATAGGTCCTTGAGTAAAGTAAGTATCTGCTTTCTCAGGATCACTTAAAACATAGATTTGGTGGATCGTTTGAGTCTCACCAATAGACACATGTGCAGTTGTCTTGAAGGAAAGATCAATATTTGTAGTGACTCCAACAATGGTAGAAATACCTGTAGTAGCAGAAGCACCGACAACTACTCTAGCAGTTCTCTCTGTTCCTTCTGGAGTAAATTCAAGGTTCAGATGTTTTACGCTAGTAGTGCCAAGTCCAACATTCTCAAACGATACAAACTTAGATCTAATTGAGAGGGGGATTGGTTCGTCATGGATATAATTGATTTTAATTACACCGCTTTCAATGGCAGATGTAAATGTTCCCATAAATGTGGGACCAGAAATACCACCAACAGACTGTCTAGTGTTAAACGATGCTAGTTCTGTCAAATAAGTATCTACTCCATCATGTTGTAGCGCTAACTCAACATAATCAATCTTGTTATCAGCAGTATCTACAACAACAAAATGACCGATACCTCCAACGAAGGTTGTTGTGCTAAAACCACATACTTCCGTAGTAGTACCTGAACCTACGGTGACATTGAAGGAGGAGTTGACAGTATTGCCAAGGTTTGTAGATCCGATGCCAACATCAGACGCAAATCCTTGCTGGAATGCTTTAATGTCATAGTCAGTATCAAATGTCTCGTAAGGTTTGATTCTTACTTCAGTTATATTGTCCTGTTGATTAAAGAATGAGAAGAATTCTGCATAACCAGTTGCTAAACCAACATTGTTGGTATTGTTGAGGTGGGACTTTTGTAGTAAATAAGTATTTTCATTTACTGTGACAAGAATGACCTCATTTTGCTGATATTGGTTATTGAGAGGATTCTCAGCATCATGTGTAGTCTGGATCAGATATCTCGCAAAGTTTCTACCACCAACAGCGGCAGCGATAGTTCTATCATCACTCAAATCATTAGATTCATTACTAACGAATTTGGGACTGATATCATCATGCTGAAGAACTCTATTTGTTTTATTGAGAATGTAGTCAGCAAGTCTAGTTGACTGAAGTTCTAAGAATTTTGAAACATTGTCAGAAGAGTTAACATCTCTAGAAAGGTCAAATCCATAAATCGCATCAACCCTTAACGGATCGCTAACAAAATCAAGAACAAATCCACCAGCATCGTCTGCAGGTTGAGTGCTCTCACCAGCATCACCAACAGACAAGATCTGTGTATTGGCGAAGTTTTTCATTCCAGCAGGGTGAACAATATCGTTCACATAGTTAATCAGTTCTTCATATGTCTTATCGCTCTCAATGGCATAAGACATGTTTTGATAATAATCATTATCTGGTAGGTATTGATTGTTATCACCGATAAGACCAATATTGTCAGACCAACCAATGTTAGTTTCAATGTTTGAATTGATATCAAAATATCCGTCAAATTCTCTGACAATATCAACTTCGCAGCGGTCACCGCTGTTTGTACCTACAAGAAGATCATCTGGTTCTAGGGGTCTAGACCCTTCAATAACCATAATACCTGTGCTGGTATTAATAGATCTTAAAATGAGATCTGTTTCAAGATCATTGTTTCTTCTAAGAGGTTCGTTCCTAGCAAAGTCGGAGAACTTCTTAGTCACCGCAAATTGTGCAAGATTGCCTGCCTTGACAATCTGACCGAATCCAGGAGTTACAGTTGCACCAGTTCCTGTGTTATTAGTAAGACCAGCATATGCAAAAGTTACTTCTCTGGGGTTGACCGCAGTATTGTAATCTGCAATAGTGAAGTTTACGAACTTATAATCTCCACCATTAAATCCAGTACCATCACCATTGAATTCAATACCCTCAACAAATACCGACTCTCCAGTTGTAAATGGTTCGTCAACATATCCCAAAATAGGTGTTGTAATCTTACAGGTAAGGAAACCTACATCGGAGAATGCTTCGATAATAGAAATACCATTGCTGTTTCTCAGTGGAGCAAGTCCATAATCATTACCAGTGAGTCCTCTTGGTTCAACTACAACTTTTACTGTGTTTACCGCAGAATCACTCAAATCACAAGTAATAAGACCATTCTGAATAATTTCTCCAGTAGATTTATCAAACAGTGACAGAGAAGGAGCATTCAGATACGACTTACCACCAAATGTTACTTCTGCCTCAATAACTTTATTTGCATTCTTAATCCTGACAACTCTGGGAAGGAACGCATCTGGTTTCAAAGTATTATCAGATGGATATCCGTAAACATCAGTTGGTACGGTAAGACTTTCCAGTAAGTTTACATCATCACCAGAAAGAATCAATTCTCCGCTAATACCACTATTTCCAATGGATGTTACCGCTGGGAATGCATCATATCCAATACCATTGTTAATAACTCTAATTTTCGCAAGACCACCCGTTGCTCCAATCGAAGTTGTTGTATAGTACAACTCATCACAATCGGTGGAGATGTATGATGCCTTTTCTGGTTCTGTCGTTAATGTTGCAGTAAATGTAGTTGAACCAATTCCACTAACTTTGTAGGATCCAGTGTATCTGCTCTTTACAAAAGAGATTTTATTATATCCAACAACCTCTGTGTCTGAGGTGGACATATATCCACCTTTTTCAATACCATAATACAATTCTCCGCTAAAAGACTTATTGTAATTAATTGTCTTAGTCGGAGTAGCAGAGGCAAGAGTAGTTCCAATACCAACTGTCCCAAAACCAACTACTTCGAGATTTGCTGTAGTTCCACTACCGACAAACTCATTAAAATAGTTGTTATCATAGAAAATCTTTAACTCAGATCCAGATAAAGATGTGTGATTCAGATCAAAGACAATATTATTGTTTCTAGTTACCTTGATCGGGGGGTTGATTGGATTGATAGTTTGTCCAACAAAACCAGTCGATGCTACGCTAACAATCTCTGGAGGATCTTTGAATAACTGTACTTTTGAATCTGCTAATTGGAAATTATCATTATCTACCTTTAGAACAAAATAACTCCTTTGCTCAAGACCACTTGGCAGACTAGAACCAACACCATTAGTACCATACGCTAAAATTTTGAATCCAGTTTCTAAAGCATGATCTTCAATCGTAAATGTGTTAGTAGTGGTGTTTACACCAGATGTGGGGAGTTGGAGTGGATTGATAATTACATTACCATCCAACAGTTGAACTCTGGCAGAAGTAGATGTTCCGATACCAGTGCTAAGACCAGGTTGAACCACTAAGGAGAACTGATCTCCTTTAGACAAATTATGTTCTACTGCAGTTTCTACAGTCAGATCACTCTTTTCAATATCTGCTATCTCTTGACTATAATTTGTCTCAAAATAGTAGTTTGCCTTATCATCACCAGTGTTCGTAAAGAACAGTTCTGCGGTGTCTGGAGTCGTCTTAAGACCAATTGTGGTAGATGTCTTTCTAACCACATAGAAATCGCCTGTAAGGGCGCTAGGAGCGACATATGGATCTACTGATCGTGTAGCAAACAGATCAGCATTTCCATTTTTGTTGAAAGTAATGATATCATTATTTTTCAGATCATGTTGACCAATGTAGATAGACTTGGAAAGAATTGATCTGGTTTTGGTTACTCCATTGAGAGATACGCTAACTGATGTAGAGAAACCTACAGTAGTGCCAACACCAACTGCTTCTTTAGGGTTAAAATAGTAAAGTTGCTGAAACTCCGAATCAACAGGAGTTAAATCAGAAAGCGGGATTGTAAACTCGCTAGTAAAGTAAGTTACAGCAGCTCCAGTTGCTGCTGTGGCAAATCCAGCATATCTTTCAACCCTTACAATCTTTTCTGAAGGGAATGCGTTGATAATACGCATTGTCTCCGTGCCAATGCCAATAGAGTCACCAGCGGATACATTAGGTGGAACAACAGTAACTTTGAGATCTGTAATGATACCAGTGTAACCGTTATCATTCAGATTCCCTGAATATGTTGGTAGGGAGATTTTATGGAAACCTTGAAGACCTTCAATATAAGTAGAAGCCCCGCTTACCTTAACGAATTCGTTTTCTTTGAATTCATGGAAAGGATCAACTCTAAACTTGACACCCTCTCTAACGACCTTGAAGGGAACATCCAAGAATCTTGTGGTTTCGCTGGTTACCTTATTGACATCTTTACCATAAATTTTCTGAACCTCTGCGCTTAATCCACCACCACTCGTATCCGACTCATCGAAGACAACACTGTCCCCTACAGAATAACCCTCGCCCCTGGTCTTAACTGTAATATCAGTAATAGAACCAATACCGAGAACATCTGGAAGAGACTCTTGGTTATTTGTTAGATAAGGTTGGAAAACATACTCATATGCTTTTCCGTCACCAAAAATATTATACGGGAAAGTATTTCTTACAAGATTAGACCTCTCAAAATTAAAGTTAGTCTGATCGATTACAAGACCTCTAACAGTATTTTCAGGGATAGAAGAACTTCTGTAAGTATCTCCGACAAAGTAAGGGAATACTGGTTTGTTTAAAATATCAACAGTTGCAAAATATGCATATATTCCATTGGGGAAATCTGGAGTTTTTGTAAATCTACCATTATGCTCATCCAGAGTCCCTGATCCATTGTAAACATAATCCTCTACTAAAGATCCAAATGGGAACTCTCCTGTAGGGGGTCTATTGACAATATTGCTAGAATTAATCGCATAACTTGATGTTTGAAGTTGAACATCAGATTGAATATTATCAGGGTCTTCTAAACCATATGGACCATAAATTGGATTTCCATCATACGCCCATCCAATGATAGGAGAATGACTAGAACCATCGTCATTAAAGAAATTTCTAATAGAGTTACCGTAACCAATGTAGTTAACAGCGACACCATCACCCAGAGGAGAGAGATAATCTAATTCATCCTCATCGAGACCAAATGACTTATTGACTACAAGAGGTCTGAGAGCAGCTTGCAGTCTGATGTTTGTGCCAACAGGAAGAATATTAAGGGTGGTATTTGTCTGAGCGTATCCAACGCCACCAGAAATTACTTTAACTGCACTAATTGCACCGTTTGATACCTCTGCTCTGAGGATGGCACCAAATGCTTCTGTGTTTGCGCTACCAACAACAATATCTGGTGGACCAGAGTATCCAGTACCACCATTTTGAATGAAAGCAGAAATAATTCTTCCATTGGAAACAATGATACCAATCTGACCCAGTTTTCCTCTAGGGACAGAAATTGTCGGTGCATTGACAAAATTAATGATGGTGGAACCGTAGTTTGCTCCAGATTCATATAAAAGGGCATCAGTGATTTGTCCTCTTACAACGGGCGTTGCTGTAAGAGTTTGTTCTTTCTGATCCTCTGTGAGAACAGTAACTTTAACTTGAATTTCTGGATAAGAGAATCTCTGATATCCACTACCAGTAGAATCTAAGAATGCATGAACTCTGTTTGTATAATCATTTCCAGATACAGCAGCATCTCCTTTATTGCCTGCCTCTGCAAGACGGAATGCATTTTCGTCTAATTTTAAGATTTGATACTGTTTTGTGCTACTTAATCCAGTAACTCCAGTAGTATCAAAAGAGTAATTTACAACTTCACCATCTTCAAATCCATGACCTTCAAAATACACATAATCTCTAAATGTATTAATTCCAGTTGGTTTAACAATAAGATTTCTGGACCTATATCTTTCTCCAGGAGATTCTAAGACAATTCTAGAAATAACTGTCTTCTTCTCAAAAGTTCTGAAGATATGAAGACCACTGTTTAATGCTGCAGCGTCTTCACTAATGGTAATAGTGTTGATACCGAGAACTGCGTCTTGTTTTGAAAAATGCAGTCTAACAGAATCTTGATCTTGTACTCCAATATAATAATCTTGCCCACTCATCAGGGTAAGAGCATCTTTAGAAGAACCAGTGGTGGCAATTCCTAAATTAGCGTTACCATTGTTGTTATATACAATTCTATCTCCTGTTACCAGGTTATGATTGGAATTAAATGAGAATAGATCGTTTGCTGCTTCTACAGCACCACCAGTAAGGGTGCTGACGCCGCTGAATGAGATCTCTCTGTATCTTTCCTCAGTAAGACCTCTACCTCGCGCTCCAGACCCGTTACCACCAAAGATATCAACACTAACAACTTTATCAATATCGAATGTAACTGGGTCAATATAGATATCTTTAAAAGTTCCTTCTGCGGACAGTACTGCTGCAGCGGTATTTGCCGCACTGACCAATGGATCATTAATTATGATCTGGGGAGGATTCATTACATCAAAGTCATCCCCACTAGTTAAAATATTAATTTTTTGAAGTGGTCCGAAATATACTTGGTCTTCACCCTTGTAATTAAGGATCTCTAGACCATTAACCAACATACCAGTGTTACCATCAGAAGTTCTTTCTGATGTGGTTTGTGCTTCTTTTCCACTCTTAAGATCTTGCTCAAGAATAAATCTACGAATTGGTCTAGATGGGAAAATATTTCTTGTTCCCTGAGAACTCAAAATAAAGTCATGAGTTCCTGCAGTTGTCGGTGGGTTGAAATAATTCGGTAAGTTTGCTTTGATGAACGCTCTAGAAGTATAAAGTTCAATTCTGTTAGCAGGACTCAAAACCTTTACAAAATAATTTCCCGCAGTCAAACCAGCAATGGGTTCTCCATTAGGAACATATGTAATTTCATCACCAGTTCTGAATGGAACATCATTTGTAAATGCAACAACAGAATAGGCAGCTTCTACGCTGCTGTAGTTGTCAAAGTTTCCTAAAGCAGCAGTAGGATTTACCAGAGTAGATCTGATTTTATCACTAGAGATTAGATAACTTGGGAGAGAACTAGATGCAACATATGCTTCTCTCTTTCCACTATCAGATTCATTCTCAGTTACAATGTAAGTGTTATTGATGTCTGATAAAAGTTGATCTTGACCACCTCTGATTGGAACAATAGAAGAATTTGCTTTATTTTGAACTCTTCTAATATCATAGTTAAGACTTGAGTTCAAAGTTGGGATTGATCCCGATATTGTAATTGTATTAGTTGAAGTATTGATAGAAGCAACTTTCAATCCAGAAGCATATACTAACTCTGAATTTCTGCCAACAATTTGAATGTCATCACCTTCTCTAAGAGAACTTTTATCAACAGTGCCAAGCAATACAAAACTAGAACCAGCAAAGGTGTCTACAAGATATCTTGCGGAAGTATTGTATACCCAGGAGTTATAAAAGATTTGATCATATGACTTATTCTCTGGAGGATTAGAAATAAGACGACCAAGGTTGCGAATCTTGATAGATGAGGTTGAATCTAGATTTTGGAGTTTTTGATTTGTCAAAAACTCATCTAAAACCCCAGTAATTCTCATTTCTACCTTTTTGGTAGAATCTCCACCCTCATAACCATAAACAACGATGGGTGCAGAGATTTTTGTGTTGTTTGGGATAGATGTTGCAATTGACGGATTTACATCAAAGAATTGGTTGATGCTTTTAGTCGTATATGTTAAAGTTTGATAATAAGAGTCATTTGGGTCGCCAATATTAAGCGTACCAGTGCTAGAGAAACCAATCGTAGAATCTACTGTAATAACAGACGCACCAAGTCCAACTTGACCAACATTTCTCGTTCTACCAGGGACTACGAAGGTTCCATCAGTAAGAGATCTTTCATCAAAACCCGTAAACAGAGAAATTTTATAATAATTGTCTCTAATGCTGGAAACTTCCGAAATAGGTCCAGAAGCAGCATTGACATTATCATTTAAAGGGTCATTATCCTGAAAAAGGGTTTCACCGACCAAATTTGAAGGATTTCCCGAAATCAACTCTACCGAAAGAGTTTTTCTACGAACATAATTTGCATATGACGGTTTAATCAGATATTTTTCAAGATCGTTGATTTTTGGAGTAATTCCAAACAATGCTTTGAACAGAATTTTGAAAGAATCTTCTGTTCCCTTTGCTTCATATAAACTTCTTGCTTCTTTGATGAAATTATTGACATCTAACTGTGGTGAGAGGTTTACTCCTTCCAATCCAGGAGTATACATCGCTTTTAATTTTTTATAAAACTCTTTTAAGAAAAGAGCACTAACATTCTGCACAACATCACTTCTAGAGTGACTTGCGGCAGTTGTTTGTTCCCAAACTAGAGAGGAAGGATCATTAGGAGCGGTATAAGAGGAGATACCACTGAATCCCCTGGTACATCCAGAAAAAGAAGTTTGAGTTTTGTCTGCATAGGTGATAATCTCGCTATTGATCTTAATAAGACCATGCTTTTCTGGATATCCCTCTGTGCTTACAACATTGATCGTATCATCAGTTGCAGAAATGTCTGAAGAAAGAGTTGTCTGCCCTCTAATTACATCTACGGTCAGATTATCGACTTTAATGTACGCATCGATATTTTCAGCGATATCAGCAGGACCGCCTTGATAATCTTGCGAGATATAATACTGTTTTAAGAACTCAACAAACGCAGGGTTCTCAGATACAGCAAATTCGGGTACAACCTCAGAAATAACCTGATAAGTTTTGACCCGTGGACTTAAAGGGGAGTTTGTCTCGATCATCCTACTGTCTAATTAGCGATCCGTTGGAGTAGCTAGATGTTACTTGATATCCAATGCCAGAGATTTGCTGACCAGAGGAAATAGTGTCTCTCACGATATTTATCTCGGAGTTTGACAGGTCGAGGCTTAAGTAAATGTCCTTAAGACCGATGACATCATTAGATTCTGGGTATGCTTGCACCTCAATGATGCCATTACCCTTTTCAGTGTCAGTAATCTTGACTGCGTTGATCAAAATCTCACCCTTCATGTAATCTACAGTTCCTGCAGACTTAATAACAACCTCTGCGCTGTCTCCCTCTAATTTTGCTGGTTTAAAAATAGCAATATCGCCAAATCTACCATCTTCACGAGGGACATCAGTAAGATATACAACTTCATCATCACCAGCAATCTTAAATCCAGTAGATTTAACAGTTCCTCCACCTGGTAAGATGTGGAACTGGTTACCAAAGCACAATTCATACTGTGCAACCTGATCTACAAGAGATTTTAGGTCACGGCGCATTGTAACCTTCATAATATTGGATGTAATAGACTCATTAGTCTTATCTACAATATTTTGTGCCTCAGAATATTTAAATCTACCACCAAATTTGTTCAAATTAGTAGATCTGCCGTATTCGGTCAATGATTGTGTTACTTCTGCCTTCAATTCGGGCGCATTGTCGAAAACAGCGTTGTTATAGTAAACACTAGCATCAAGTTCGATGTAAAGAATCTTCAAATCTTCGATTCTTTGATTGATACCTGCAATAGTATAACTTTTTAGTTTGTTAATGATATTTTGCTTTGTAAAGTCAGACAAAAATGTGCCATTTTGAGGTTTGATGCTCAAAACGACCGTTCCAAACTCTGGAGGGTCGAGTTCTTCTCCACCTACAACGGAAACCGACTCTGTGTTGGGATAAATGTCTTGAATAATCGCCTCGTAGTCCCTAGGTGTGACCGCTCTGTTCTGCGCGGAGTACATTCTAGGTGCAAAGTATCGAATAGAGTCAATTGACTCAATATCGGACCCATTACGGGCAGTTTGAGTTGTTGTAATTTGAACTACATTCGTTGATGCGATAGAATTATTAGCATCATCTTGAACATCGCCAGAAAATGCGAAATTCTTACCTTCATTACCAAATCTACCGTCAGTTACAATGTAACTAATATTAACAGTATCACCAACTTCTAGTTTTGTGCCAAAAAGACCATCGCCAAATAGCAATTCGTAGGTTTCATTCGGTGCTTCTTGGATTAAGAAGATATTTGACTTCTCTGTTACTGCAATAATGTTGTCAACCTTAGAAAATGACAATCCAGCAGACGCTCCAGACTTTCTAACATCGACTTTTAGTGTATCAATGTCAACATTTGAGTTTTCAATCAAAAATCTTTGGTCACTATTGCCATTTACAACCCAAGACTTGGTTAAAAGTGTCCCTTGATAAAGAGTAAGACCAGAAAAAGTTGCTGTACGCGGAGGATTTGCGCCAGCAACGCCACCAGCGTCAATAGGACTCGTTACAGTGACATCTTCGGGGATGGAAAAGACAAAAGATGTGTTTTCTACGCCACCAACTGCCACCAAACCCTTCTTCAGAGTGACAGTTGTGCTATTTCCATTGAATTTGAACGGAAAATCGACGATCGCTTGTGCTGCTTTACGCGATCTGGGGACATATCCGATATTTCTTGCAAGAGAAACGACATTTTCTCTTAAAGTTGCCGAATCTAGGAAGGATTCGTTAGCAACCATGTTGCTATTGAATGCCGTCAAGTAAGTATTGTACGCCAAAACATCAATTAAGATCGACATATTCGATCCTTCAAAGTCAAAATCGGAAAAATCCGAGTTAGACCTCAAATAATCCTTGATCGAACTCTTAATTTGATCAAAATTTAGGTTTGTATACTTGAAAGATGGCATTTTTTTACCTAGTTGGTTCTAAAACAAACTCAAATGTCTGTCGAGGGAAATCATCACCAACAATATCATAGGTAATTAAGATATCAAACGCATTATCATCGGGTTGTGGGTTGACAACCACCTTAGTATTTGCTATCCTACCTTCAAAATTCCTCAAAACATCAAAAATTTGCTGAGAAATTAAGTTCGCTGTACCAAAATCGACGAAATCGAACAGCGAACTTGTTACATCAGTGCCAAGAGAGTCCTGAAATGGTCTCTCTCCTCCAATTGTTTGAATCAAATTCCTTACAGCACGCTTTATCGCATTCTCATTCTTGAGAACTTGAATATCTCCAGTAACAGGATGTGCTTTGAAGGACAAATTAATGTCCTGAAACGCCCGTGAGTTGGTTTCAGGCATGAAATGACACTATATATCGAGATTATTTATAGGGGCTTGCCGTAACTAGGCTCTGTGCCATAGTCCCAATCATCATAATCATCATCATTTCTGATCTCTTCGTGCAGTAAAGTCTGCCTTTTGAGGTCATGTTTATGATCACCGACCACTTCTCGGAGAATTTTGTCCGATGCGGGGTCTGTAATGAGGTATTCTGTACCGTGTTGCTCTTTCATATACTCTTTGTCATGATCAGGAACAGGATGATTAGCCATTGGAAACCTCCAAAAGTCCTAAAATAGAACTTTTAAAGGGGTTGCTATCCCTAAAATTTATTTATTGTGACTTTTCTTCTTCAGTCTCCCAGAAATATTCGTCAGTATCACCTAATCGTCCCCATCGTACACCATTCTCTACTTGGAAGTAATGTGTGCTTACCTTAAAGTCAGGTGTCTTCGGGTTCTCTGGTGTAATTGACAGGTCATAGATGCGTGTTCTGTTATTGGGATACAAACAGAATTGACCGTTTTCCAATTCAATACAGTTATGTGACTTGTGCTCATCAGGCACCTCACTTACATTGTAGTCTGTAGTGTCTGGATCAGGATGATAATTGTCCAGAGTGAAGCAGTATTCGCCCTTGAGAGACCCGAAATTGCGTGTGCGTACCTCGAAGTCCATTGACCCGATAAACTGCTTCTGGAGGCATCTGACACCATAGTCCATGCAGTTCCAGAACTGGAGGTTAGGGAGATCCAGATCGGGCGTCGGCGTTTCGGGGCGCGACAAAAATGCAGAGATTGGGAGTTTGTCGAACATTGCTCCATACTCAGGTAAGTATGTCTCAAAATAAAAAGCGCGTCCAGGGATCGATTTACACGATACCCAGACGCCTTCTACAAACTCACCAAATCCATCTTTGAGATCTCTAAGGTATTCTTTACGAACCCAGACCTTTTGGGATGGTAGATTGATGATTAACTGACTCATTTTTTACCTTGTCCACGATACCGTTTACGAGCAGCGTTCGCGCTCGTCGCGCTAAGTTTGGAATGCTTTCCGTTACCTTGCCGAGTTTTTTTGGGAGTTGCTTCAATGAAACTAGTTCCGAGCAACGATTTTTTGATCTTAGCCATCAATCTCCTTCATTACATGTGAAATATCGTCTGGATGGGGAGTACCCGTCATATAGAAAGAATACGAGTACTCATCCATTATATCAAAGAACTCGTCTTCACTTACATCGGTGTGCCTCTCAGCACCATTGACATATATCGTGTAGACTGTCATCGTTCATCAGATAACCCGAGTCTTCTCGTGACCAACCCTGATACGGGGATCACACCAAATCTCAAATCCTGCTTCGATAGCATCGAGACAGAAACTCACATCCTCTCCACACATATCTTGAACATCACCAGACTCAAAGACTTGCATCTTAGGAGCAAACCAAGGATACTTCATTTCCTTGTGCTCGAAGACGCCGTTCTTAATGAGCACCCATCCGAAACCAGTGTAGTCAACCGTGAAGGGTTTCTTACGCTTGGTCATGGTTTCACCAGTCTCGTGGTTCATGACGCCGCCGTTGTTACGGAAGTCACCTTCATCCAACCAGTGAGCAACAGAGGTGGTGCGACCATCCTCGGTCATGTACCAACCAGCAGCAATGTCCTTGTCCATCAGAACGAGTTGCAGGAACTTCTCAGTATTGAAAACAATATCCGAGTCGATCCACAGTTGATAGTCGTACTTCAGTTTGCCGTCCCAGGGAATCTGATCGGGACCACGGAGTACATTAGCACCCAAACACTTACAGCGGGCGAAGTTCACCATGCTGCTGTAGTCTTGAGAGATCTGAATACTTGCGCCCATCTGAACCAAGTCGAAACTCAGTTGCAAGAAAGACTTCATGAATTGATATGAGCAACCCCGACCAGGAAGGCAGAAGACAATTGCTTTCCCCTTCAGCATTTCGCGGGCAGCATCATAGTCCCATTCAGGTTCTTTGTCTTTTGCTTGGGGCGCTTTTGCTTTTACAGTAAATCCTTTAGCCATAATGATTAATTACGCTTCATCATTCTAACAGTTTATATAGTCAGCGTCAATAGGACGCTTCGTTGTCAACAACTCCTCTTACCATTTCGACTTCGTGGTCTGTCAGGTCGATTTCGCTGTTGAGTATTTTCTTTTTAAATTCGTCTACACTGAGGTTTGCGAAGATACACTCATCTCCATCATAAACATGGAAGATTGTTTCATTCTTCATCATACTCCTCTTCAAGGAAGATTCCATCGACATCTAGATTCATAGTGATTTCGGTGCCCTCGTACCAATCCAACTCGTTGCAGAAAGATTCGGGCAGACTCACGACATACTCATCAGAAACGGGGTCGAACCTTATAGAGGTTAGAATTCTGTGAGATTTTTTTTCCATTACGCGAACCTGTGAGTCATTTTTATATATCAAAATTTTTTTTTATTTGCTTGATATATCGATCTCGAATTTGGTTCGTTGTAGGTTAGAAGGACCCATCGCATTTAAACCGCATAATAACAACACAAAACACCGAACAACTGTCGCTGCTCAGTATTACTCAGTGACCACAATGTTGCTCCCGCTCAGTGATACTCAGAGTGCCTCAGATTGTCATCGAGTTTGTGTTACATACTGCCTGG